GATAATCGGCTCTTGAGTTGTAAATGTCGTTTTCCAGCTATTAGGGCTAACGCGGTGCATTACGCCAAACACTTGTAGAGTTTGTTGTAACGTCGAATTACCAGGCTGATTAGTCGTAACCTCTACCGGATCAAAAAAATCTAGATCAAGAGCCGCGATAATGCCATCGTTATAGTTTTCTGTATAAAGGTCTAGCTCGATAGCATCGCAGCGGGTACGAGTAGCTTTACGGCTTGCTACGTAAGCGCGAGCGTAATCGAGCGCGGCTTGATTTGTATCCATTACTAAATTCTGCTGAGTGTATGAGTGCACAAAATACTCATCGATAGAGGCTTGATCCTCGGCTATTTGAGCCGTGCCGCCGATCTTTGTAATAGAGGCCGAGTTATATACCTGCGTATCATCTAAACGCCATACGGCATTAAAGTAAGTAATCTCGGTACCGTCATCGTTAAACACGACCGGCGGTATAGTTTGAGACTCGATACAAAAGGCGCGATCCTTAAGATTTACCGATCCGCGAGCATCCATATAAATAGCGCCATACTCAGATATAGAGGCGGTTTGTAGAGCTGCTAAAGCGGTACGTAAAGTACCCGGGTCCGCCTGAAAGATAGTATCGCCGTACTCGATCTCACGCTGAGATGGAGGCCAAGCGATCTCGTCGAGGATAGCGTTTACGCGCTCGCCGGGTAAGTCACCAGCTGAGGCTAGGGTAACGTTTGTAATTTGACTGTTTTGGAAAAGTCTAAAGCCGTCTACCGCGGTAATAGTTGTATAAACTACATCCGTAGCCATCTTAGGCGTTGTAGTTGTATAGCTAGTAATAAAGCCGCTAAACATAGGCCACTCAGTACCGTTATACGTAGCGGTAATAGCTACCTTACGCATAGGAGTAAGTAATCCAAAATAAGGGCTATTAGGATTTTGAGGGTTAAAGTCTCCATTTTGATCTACAATACGTAGCGTTAAGGTACCTGTTTGGAAAACGTCGGCCTGTAGGTTACGGCCTCGCATTGTTGTAACGCTATCGACTACGTTAGATACATCGACGATAAGAGCCTCGGAGTCTGCGAGTACGTTAGTACCCAAAATACCGCTATCTAGGATCATAGCTTGAGCAAAAGCGGGACCCGTAGAAAAGTTAATAATCGCGTTAAGTACGGGTACGGTCATGCTATGCCCGCCGTAGTAAGTGGATCACCGTTACGGTTAAGCCGTTGGATCGTATCTTGTAGTAACGCCGTAAACTCATCTTGAGAGGCAATAGCTCCAGCGTTTACCGTAACGGTGTAATTATTACCGTTGCCTCCGGGATTTACTAAACGGGGATCGATTAAATCGCCGAGATCGGTGCCAAGATCAGGAAAATTACCCTCATCATCTAAATAAGGTAAGCCCGGCATCTTACCCTCAGGCGGTGGAGTGTAAGTTGGATAAGGCGGTATAGATCTAATAGCAGCCGATAAAGCTGCTACACCTGATAAAGCTGCAGCATCGGCGGCAGCTTGAGCCGCTGCAACGGTAGCAATACTACCTAACTTAGCTGCGGTTAAATCAGCATCGGCCGCAAGGGCGGCATCGTTTTTAGTTTTAAGAGCTGCAAGATAATCGGTAAAGGCTTTATCCTCGGCGGCTTTTCTAGCGGCAGCTTCGGCGGCCATCGCTGCATTATCCGCATCTTGAGCCGCTTTACGCTTGGCCGCGATCTCCTCAACGGTTTTAATGCCGGCCGCTAATGCAATTTGATCGGCTAAAGTTTGTGCCGCGGTAGTTTTATTAATTGATGCTAAACGTAAAACCTCAAGAGTAGTAATCTGAGTTTTCTTTGTGTAAAAGTCTAAATCGTTTAGACCGCCTTGCTTAGATAACGCATCGTTATACTTGGCAAAAGCGGCGGCTTCTGCCGCTTCGGCATCGGCAATAGCCTTTAACTTAGCTGCATCCTTTGAGGCTTGATCTGCCCCGGATGCGTTGATAGCTGCTAGTTTTGCATTTTTGGCAGCCTCGATAGCCGATAACTCTTTCATGAGTACGGCATTAAGGCCCTCGAGCTCTTTCTCAGTAATACCCTTAAGGCCGTTTAATTTTGCCGTTTGGTTAGCCTCTGTAAGTAATCCGAGTTGCTTAATACGATCTAGAGCCTTTGCGCCGTCCTCATCCTCAATAGCCATAAGGGCCTCAAGGCGTAGGCGAGTATCTTTATCGTATGTAGCTTTAAGAGCTGCGGCAATAGAGATACGGTTAGTATCAAAAGTTTCAGCGGCTTTACTAAGGGATATTTCATTTTTCTTAGCAAGCTCGGCTTTTTTCTGTAACGCTAATATTTCTTTTTGGCGTTTAATAGCCTCTTTGTCCATCTTTGCCTTTTCGGCATTAGCTCGCATATTTTTTAGATCTTGAGGTACGCCCTGAGGAAAACCGCCTTGGCGGCCTAAGACCTTATCTACATTGGTACGTAAGGCACCGATAGAAAACTTGCCAAGATAGTTTTTAACCCCTCTAAACGCATTATCTAAAACACCTGCGCCCGGCAAGCCGGCGAATAAATTGCCTAGATCTTTAGCTAATACCGATACGTTAGTAATAAGTCCCGAGATCGAGTCCGCTGCACCATCGACTTTATCGATGAGCTTATCCATACCGCCGGATGATGTACTTAAAGCTGCTACTAAAGATTGGCCGATCTGTTCGCTTGCTTGCTCAGCTGCGATCTTAAGGCGATTAAGTGAGCCTTGATAAGAGTCTGCCGCGTTTTTAGATTGGCCCGCGTATTGTGCGGCGATAAGTCTTTCGATCTCTAAATAGGACTTACTAGATAGCTCGGCATTAGTTAGACCTAGATTAAGCTGCTTAAGACCTTTTACATTACCGACGTATGCTTGACTTAAAATCTTTGTAGCTGAGACTAAATCCATACCCGTACCGGCGCTAATATCAAGCGCGGTATTGAGCATAGATTGAGCCATAGTTGTAGAACGTGTAGTTTGTGCGAGCTGAATAAATGAGGGTTGTAGCTGATCTCGATTTACGCCCGTTACCTTTTCGATACTATCGATGTAGCCCTCAGCCTCAGCGGTAGCAAAATTAAAACCAAGGTTACGTAAAGCGGTATCAAGGCGCTTAGCCTCGGCGATCTGTTCGCCATAAGCTGCTACGGCTTTTTTAGAATAACCTAAAAGAGCAGCGGCACTAAAGGTAACGCCAAGGGTACGACCTAAACCTTTAACGGTTTGATTAAACTTACCGATCTGATTAGCGCCCTTAGTAAGAGCTTTACCGTTCCACTCGGCTACCGCCGATACGATTAAATTAGGTATCGCCATTATGCGGCCAAACCGTACGTACTCATGCCATAACGGCCATTATTAAAGTTATCTATAGTTTTCTCGATAGCTCTGTATACGGCATCTTGAGCCTTACCCTCGTCCTCTTTCCACGCGCGATAAATCATACGACCGCGCTCGGCTTGCTTATCTCCATAGAGAGGACCTGAGCGGCTAATAAAGTGAGCGCCCGCGTTAGGATTATTGGATCGGCTCTTAGGATCTCCACTAGGATTTTTACGGCCAGAGGTTTCATAGATAGCACCGGCGGCAGACTTATTAGCTACAAAGTAAAGCGCTTTCCATCCGTTGCGGTTTTTCTTGCTCGGAGCCTGAGAGTAGTAGATCCCTTTTTTGACGGTTTCGTAATCATAAAGCGGGAACATACGTACACGGCCCTCGGTATTAAAAGTTCTAAACATAGAATTACGAGCCGTAATAGTTTTACCTACTGTGTTCTCGTTCCAGTTGTAAAGGTTATCCGGTTGAGGCGATGGAGCAAAGCCACGAGCTTTATCGCGGATCGGTACCATCGCCGCACGTACCTCGGCGTTCATCTCTTTTAACATTTCAGGATCGAGCCTACGGAGTGCCTTAACCGTTTCGCGTACGCCTTTTATTGCGACTGGCATTTAGGGCCTCCTCCGCTTGCTCGTTTAACACTTTAATTAACATCTTAAACATCTCTGTATCAAGATCGAGTACCGCTTGAGGCGGGATCCCTAACCTAATTGATAACTGAGCTATCAAATGAGTTACGGAGTCCCGCCCTAAGCTAAAGGTAGATCGTCTACTACCTCGACCTTAGCCAAGGTATCTAAAAACTCGGGACCGAACATCGGTACCGTTTGACCGGCTGACTTGAGGCACTCCCACGAAAGATAAAAGAGATCTGTCTGTTTTTCATCATCGCGAAAGGCTTTATGAAAACCTTTTTTAGCGTAAAGCTCAAAGGCATACTCGATCCGTGGAGTAATCTGATGCTCAGATACCTCACCGGTAGCCCTTGTTATTTTGAGTCGTGCCATTTGTTTGCCCCTTTGTTAGTTTGATTATGGTGCGGTTGTAATTACGATTGGTGAATTACAGGTAAATGTAATGCTCTGGGTCCCGATGTCTCCCACGGCGCCGTTGATGTCGGTCGTATTGTTCACCAAAATCGTAGTGCTATAGAGAGGGTTCGTAGCTGATACGACCGCGCTCGTCTGCTTAAGCGTAATAGGTACTGTTGTACCCCATGCGCTTTGTAGCGTTGCGTTTACGTTAGCAGCTGCGGTATCAGATAAAAAGTCTAGAGAGATCGTGCTTGTCTCTAATCCCTTTGTGTATTTACGTGATGAGTCACCCATGGCCGTAACCTCGAGCTCCTCAAATACGCGGTTAATTGTTGCACTTGTAACATGGTCACTCAGAGCTATTGAGTTCAGAGTTACGACCACGCCATTAGATAGAAATACGGCCATCGCCTATTCCTCGCTTTTCTCTGTAGTAGGTGTATGTGTTTTTGTTTCTTTTTTTGGTGCTTCGGTGATCTGCCCTATCTTAATAAGAAAGGCGATATCCTCGTCGGTTAGGCTCATGCTTAACTCCAGCTCGTTAGTATTTGGACGTCGAAAGATGCCGTTAAAAGTGATCCACTTTGTACATCTAAAACGGATGGAGCACTCATAGCGGCAACGTTCATTACGATAGATGATGCGGCTAGTTTGTTAAATACCGCTACGGCTAACTCCTCGATACCTTGTAAGTTACCTTGATTATCAAACATAGGTACGGTCATAATAATCTTAAAGTTAGCAAGCGGCGAAATAGTCGCGTATGTGTTATTACTTGGCGTAATGTAATTATCTGCCGGTGCGACGATAACGCTATTAGCCGTAATTGTTGCCGGTGGAAAACTGTACGTATTCCAATGGTTTGGATTATCGAGGGCGGCAGCTAGTGAGGCGCGTAAAGTTGTAATAGGTACGGTCATCGAGCTATCCGATCATCGCGTTAGGGTTCGTATATCCGGCGATGAGCCCGCGAATTTTCCCGATCATCGAGTTACCCATACGGTAAGGGCTAGGGCTAAAACCATCGATAGATACGCCTCCGGTTTGGCTGACCTGCCGAGCTTGGAAAATGTCTACGGCTAAGATCATCGCGGCTTCGCGTACGGCCGGAGTAGTTGCATAGCTATTTGTTTTTGTATCTGCTCCCACGGCTGATCCGTAAGGGAGTACTCGCGTAAAATTAGCATTAGCTGCGGTTTTAGCAAACTGTATAAAGCTATAACCATTAGGCCAATTAAAAGCCATATTATTAAATGCTATAGATGGAAATTGAGTAGTAGTGCCCGCCGTCCATGGGATCGTGCCAGTAACTGTAAAAGTTCCGTTATAAGTTGAGCCGCATCCACTCAAGGTTATCGAGTCCCCAGTGCTAAATATCGCAGGGTTAGCGATCATTACGGTAGCTACATTATTTTGTAACGCGGTGCCTACAACCGGTGCCGAGTCAAACCATAAAAACTGATTAAGTAAATCCTGCGCTGCTTGGCAACAGGTCTCAACGATATCCGAGGAGTAAAGGTTTTCGATGCCGAGATTAGCGCGTAGCTCGGCTTCGGTTACGTACGTTGCAGGCATCTTATTCTCCTTACTTACTAGGGCCGGTACCCCTCAAAGGGCTAAGAGGGGTACCGACTATTAGTTGTTTACTTAGTTGAGGTTAAACTTAACAATACCCTTAGGCATTTTTGCGATAGTTGCCATGTAACCGTAAATAGCTACCTGTACTTGTAGGTTTGATACTACGTTTACAGACATATATGCGGTAGGTGATTGATAGACAGTAAATGCCTCAGGTGCTAGAACGACGGCTGAGTCATCGATAGTAGTAGTAGCGGTAAAGTTCTTGTCTACGTATAGATCAAGCCCTAGTACGTTGCCACGAATAGATCCCGGTTGCACTAAGCCGCCTGCGTTCATTGGCTGAGATGCTGAGTAAATTGGACGGCCTGTATTATCAGTAGCGCCCATTAGTAGCTGCCATTGTGAACCGTTGGCGATGTAGTTATTAGCAAAATAACCTGTAGCTTCATAAACCTTACGAGCTGAGTCCGAGGCAAACTCGATAATACCGGCTGAGTCTGCATCGCATCCTGAGCTATATTGACCAGCTGCGATAAGTGCGTTTAGTACTGTTGTATCAAGAGTCTTTAGATACGCGTTCTGTAGCTGATTTGTTAGCTCAGCGTAAAAATTAGGATCTGAGCGCTCTAACAATTCTACGCTGATCGTATTCATGCCGGCGTACTTGGATACAGTTCCAGTTAAATATGCAGTCTCCATCCCGGTATTTTGTACCGCTCCGGCTTCTGCCTCAACGGTTACGACAGGTGCTACGCCTGTACCGCCACCGGCTGAGGTAACGAGTGATGGGACATTTATGGTCATGCCATTTGTAGGCAAAACTCCACGGCTGCAAGCATCAATAGCCGGGGTACCAAAACGTGTATTAGTTGGAAACTCAGATAGGTATTGAGTCGGTGAAAAGGCAGGATTTGTAGCAAAACTATCATCGGCGGCGGTTACGTAAAGCTTTGAGTCCTCGTTACCGAGAGCTGCCTTAATCTTGTGCTCTGTATAAGCGCCCATAGATGTAATAGGTGTACGTACTCGCTGAGAGTCTAGTACGGATGGTCGGATGATCTTACGAGCGGCTTCGACTTTTTCAGCCTCTGCCGGTGCATCTACCGGAGTATCCTCCGGTGTATTTTCAGGGGCTGTAGTCACAGCTTCCTCGCTTTCAGTTTCGGTTTCGACCTCTACGATTGTCGTAGAGATAGTTGTAGTTTTTTCTTTTGTACTTGTAGCTGCCTCAAGCGCTGCTCGAGCTGCTGCAATATCAGTTACGGATGCGCTAGAAAAGGCGGCGCTCTCGACGAGCGATACCTCTTTGAGGACCGCCGCCGTAACGAGCAGGTAGTCACCCATTGGCTTAGAGGCCGTTACATCGACCCCTACGGATAAGCCGGAAACTAGGTTTTCCTGCGCTAATACGAGTGCATCTTGTCCTCGAGTGCTACTCGAAAGTTTAAACGATCCGTACACGCCCTCTGTTGAGTCGCTAAAACTAATTGCGCGACCTACCGGCTTATCCTGTTGATGCTGCGATAGTAATTTAATTTGTGTTGCATCCGGGATAGCAATAGACCCGCGCTCAAACATAACAGGGCCCGCCGAGGTATGTCCGATCTCGCCATATGGTGCTACGAGGCCTGACACAATACGGCGCTCCGTATCTGCGGCTTGGATCTCTTGACTAAACGTTAGTAGCACTTGTATCTCCTAGCGGTGTGAGTTGTTCCATTTGTCGAGCTTGTTCAACATCGATCAGATTTAGATTAAGCATCTTTTCAATAATATCTAAACGATCTTTAGCATCTACTCGTAAGAAAGTATCATCTACGGCAAAACGTACTTGATTAGATGCGTTTGTAATATCGTTCATAGATAAACGATCTTCAATAGCTGAAATATAAGGTTGCAGCGAATAAGCTACAAACTCTTTACGACCGTCTAAAATGTTTTGATATGTCATTGAGTTATTCATATCGCTCGAAATCATGTACGCCGGTACGTTCATCGCGCGCGCGATCTCTGTAGATAAATACTGAGAGCTCTCGTTATATGTCATGTCCTTAGGTGAGAAAGATGTAGGTACATACTCGAGAGTGCTCGTTAAATATGCCGTACTACGATTTTGGCGAGCGCTCTTAAAAGCTGCTAGTAATCCTTGGATCTGCGACTCAGGTAGATCAGCGCCGTTATTTTTTAAGATACCTGTAGGCATAGGTGTAGCTGCACTTACCGCGCTCGCGCGTTGTATATCGTATGCAGCTTTAATAGTTGTAGATGCACTTTGTAATACACCAGGTAGCAACGATTGGAAAGTTACAAGCGATCCAATACCGCCCATAGGTACCTTATTACCGTCTACAAAATAATCTTGGATCTCTGTACCGTATTGATTAGTCGTATATGTAACTCGGTTATTAGCTACCCACTCAAAGCCGGATGGTCTGCCATCGTCCGCATACAAAGATGTAACGCGCCAATATGCAACGGCGTAAAACATAAGCGAGTCCACGGTAGCCGAGATAGTAAGGCTACGAGGTTGGCGAATATCAGGCTGCTCTAACCAAACAGGCGAGCCTAACTTTTCTCCTGTTGATTTTTTGTATAGTGATAAATCAATAGATGCAATTACGCCGGCAATTAAATTACGGCAACGAGCTACGCTTGCTACCTGTAAAGCAAAATTACGATCAATACCTACGCCGTTATATCCAAAATTACCGGTATTAAAAGATCCATAACCGTACGTAGTATCCATTACGGCAGGTGCGTACTGAGCCTCTACCTGAGGCTTGTCGGAGCTTTTGAGCCCTAGAGTTTGGAGTAATCCCATGGGAGACATTTTCTCAAAATGTCAAGCATAAAATCAGGTATTACGTGTCGTGTCTTAGATGTATACCTTGGCCTCGGCCATCGGTTGATTAAGGATATGCACGACCATAGATACGCCGATCGCAATATCTACAGGCCCGGCGGATTTACGCCTCACAATACGCCATGAGCTATCGGACTCTTTAGCCGCGCAATTAGCAAAATGAGTAACGAGCTGATCTTGCCCCGGATGTACAAGCCGATTATTAGCAAGGCTTTCGTAAAGGTCCCCGCTAGCCTGATAACCCTTTTGCCCTGAGATGTCGGTTATGTGTACGCCGTTCATCTCAAGGCGTTTAGCAATAGAGGCCGTCGTGTACTTGTCGTAACAAACGGTGCGAGGGTAAAAATCTTTACACCATTTAGCGATGTGATCGGCCATAAATAGCTCATCGATGGATACGTCGGAGTGGAATACCTCGAGGACCTGTACGCCGATCCTGCCATCGGCGAGAACTTGGCCCATTACAAGCGAACCATCGCGCCTCGACGGTGCCACGTCAAAGGCGAATATAGTAAGCGGACCCGGTGACAATTTAAGCTCGCTATCGCTTGCATCCTCAACGGCCATATGTGGCCAAGGGCTAGCCGTAGAGCTGATCCATTGGCATAACATTTCTGTCTTAGTCGTTTCGACCGGTTGAGTACTAACGGCCTCCTCTAAAACGCTTTCGTCGAATAGGTAGCCAAGGGCCGGGTTTGAGTACTCCCATCCGTCACGATCTGTTATCTTGCAGAATTGAGGCGCGCTATATTCGTAAAAGCCAAACGTCTCAGGCGGAAAAGACATAGCTCTCTCGCGTAGATCGTTAAGCACCGTACTAAAGGCATCTCCGGCATTAGAGGTATACAAGCTCTGACTATTGGCCTTAGCACGGGTAGTAGGAGTAGCAGCTCTAAAGCCCTCCTCGCTGATCTCACGGATCTCATCGATGTATAAAAACGAGGCGGACCTGCCGCGGCTGCCGTCCCTAGTCGCTGCGACTACATCTAAACGATGTCCATTTTTAAGCTCTATAGACTCGGTACCATTGGCATACCTGATTTGTCGTACTTGCTTGCTAAGCTCGCTAGAGCCCTCTATCGCGTAGGCCACTTGTCTAAAGGTGTCTAAAGCCATCGATCTATTAGAGCTCATAATTAGCACGTTAGGGCTATCGAATAGAAACATATGCCCAAGCATCATCATACGCGCGAGATGAGTTTTACCCTGTTGCCGGCTAGTTAAAACCAAATTACTACGGCGCCGGAACATCCCATCCTCATTTATGGATGTCATGTCACGGATTATAAAATCTTGCCACGGTAAAAGCGGTAAGCCAATACTCTCAGCAAGCTCAGCGATCTCATCACCACGATTAGGACCCTTGAGGTAAGGGCTATGTAATCGAGGCTCAGTAGCCCCCTTACGGCCCGGGAACACTTGCTCCATTTTACTACTCATCCGGTTTAGTTTCGTGTCCATATGGACCGGCTAGGACCGTACTTGTAGTTATCGGGGAGATAGAGGTCGGAAAGGCAGGGGGGGTAGCCGTCCGCGCTAAAAAAACGCCTTGTGAGCGTGATCCCTTAGAGCTATTGCAGCGCTTACAACAGGCCACCATATTCTCAAGGCTAATAGGATCGCCTCCATTTTTAATAGCTACTATGTGATCTACAGTCATGGCATCTTGGCCACAATATGTACAGGTATATCCATCCCTTGCTAGCACTATGAGCCTTTGTGCTTTGTACTTACGGCTTAGCCTTGGATCATGTCTACCGTGCACCATTAATACCAGCCCCTTTTATTATGAAACTCTAACGCTCTACATGGTGTGCGGTGTTTATGTGCGATGTACTTAAGTCCTAGATCAATCTGCATAAATGGATCATGTACTTTAAGTTTAAGTAGCTGAGGTATTCCATATGCTGAACTCTTAGGATTATCTGCTCGAGGATCCCATCTACTTTCTTTATTCCATAGGATTTCTAAGCATCTATATTGCTTAGCATTTAATAGCTTTATATGTGCGTAAAGTTTGTAGTTTTCTTTATCTCTTGGCGTACTTACCGCACTTGCATACGTTGTATTGCTAAATACAAATAGCCCGGCCAATAGCACCAAGCATAGCCCGCGAGCTATCCGCGGTAGCGGCTCGCCAGCTAGCATGGAGCGTAATCGCTTAGTCAAATACATGTCAATCTTGAGCGTGATCTTGAGCGTGTCCCACAACCTATTAACACGTGTGGATAACTTATGTGGATAACTCATAGTTTAACCTGCATCCCTAGATAGTGCGTATAAGCCGGTGGAATAGCCTCGACCATCTCGCCCCATATCATCCAATCTATACCCATAGCCTCGTTGGCTTGATCCATAGTTTTAGCTGTATGCCCACCGCCCGGGATCTCATCGCGCATAGAGCCATATATACCTACAGGCTTACCCTGTTGCTTATGATGGCAATCGGTACCCTTTAACTCAAGATTAGACTCGAATAAGCGGTGCCTACGTACTTTGAGCCCAAACGCCGAGCCGCACACCTGTACCGCATCGATTAACGGTGCTCCCTTAACGTTTTCGATTATGTACGGTTTACCGGATGCTACGAGTAGCGAGCGCACTTGAGCGAGTAAATCTTTTTTACTCGTGCTCTTGCCTTGAGCCTTACGTAGATGTTGAGTAATACTATAAGTTTGACACGGCGGCGAGGCGTGGATTAGGTCATATTCCTCAAGATCCTCAGGCCGTAACTCCATTACATCCTTACGTATGTACTTAAATGGATAGCGTTTACCGTGTTTGATATCCATCCCCGTAACCTTAAAGCCGGCACGGTGATAACCCATCGAGGCCCCACCTGCCCCGCAAAATAGATCTAATACTTTAGGCATCTTTAACGTCCTCCATCATGACGATACCCATTACCCCGCATTTAACGCATTGGAGCGATTTAACGTACGGCGGCAGGTTATCGGTGATTACTCGCTCTATGTGATCGGTAATCTTGCCGCATAGCCGGCACTTGGTTTTATACGCCATAGTTTGACCTCTTTAGATATTGCATCTCAAATAGATTAGATCGAGGTACCCAGTAGTTATTTTGATAAGGATGCTTGTATTTAGGCACCATAGCCATATGCACCGGCATCCATCCGAGTAGCACGTAGACCGGGCTCCATCCCGTAACCAATATAGCTACATCGTTAGGCCTAGGGTTAGCCTTATTTTGGATGATTAAATGCCCGTTAGCGTGTTTGGTCCATTTGACCTCTACATTTTGTCCTACGTCTGCCTCGTCGTGCACGTTCGTAGGTTTAGGTACAAAAGCATTATCACCAAAATAGTTAGCCACGGCCGTTTCAGCTCCACACGCTTCCGACTTTTGCCATATAAACTCGTGATAATTGCTAAAGCTCTGGCCAAACTGATCCGGATCGTTTGGATCGGCCTTAAAGTGGATAGCTCGCTCGAGGCCCATACGGTGTGCCGTAATCTCCTGCGATCTATCGAGTATGACTTTAGCTACGCGCGACATTGTGCACATAGCCACGTTACGACCTCAAGGCCTACGTCTCGAATAGTTAGCCCGCCTAATTGACTGACCCACTCGCCGCAATAGTCGCACTTATCTACCGGCGTAGTACTTGTCGATCCGTCATCGTGGATAGTTGTAGCCAATCCGCCTTTAATAAAAGTTAGCTCGCCCATCTTTATACCTGCGGCTTCCACTTGCCATCTGATCCGAGCACTTGCCAATATGGGTTACATTGATTAGCCCGGTTTTTCTCGGTGCACTTGTAGGCGGCCCACGGCTTACCCGTTGCCTTGGCCGTACCCTCAGCCCATATCATCGTGCCATGAGGACATCTTGGAGCGGCAGGTACTAACTCGCCGCCTAGCTCTTTACCGATCTCTAGCACGGCACTCGCCATCGTAGCCATATCCTCGATAGATGCCTTTGTACTCCATGGATCAGCGCTTGCAGGTAAAGTCTCTACCTTTTCCATATCCTGCACCGTAGGCCTCGATGAGTGCTCGAGGCTTGGAGTCAATAGTCCTATGCAGCGCCCGTAAGCTGAGGTAATTGTGTCCTCTACCATCCACTTACGCATATTTTGCGGATAAGTTGCGACGTTACCAAAAGCGTAATCGACGGCGCTAGGCACCGTATCCTCATACTCGCGGTAAGCCTCAGCTCTTACGAGGATCGTGCCTTTTTCGATATCAAAGCTCTCAATATATGCGACTAATCTACCGCTCTTAAACTCTGATCTAAAGCGCTTAATACGTGCGTTTACATCCTCGTAGTTATCTAAAAATCCCATTAGATTAGCTCCTTATCTTTCAGAGCTTGAGCGATAGCTCGACCACGGATAAAGCCCTCGCCGTGGCCTTGTCGGTAACCTATGGAGTAACCGATCACCATAAACATAAAACCGATAAAAGCTGCAAAAGCAGCGATTAATATATCTGCACTATTCATTACTTAGCCCTTTGTTAAGGCCGATCAAGCTACTAACCGAGTAGCCCTCTCAGCGTTTGTAGTATCAGTATGAGGGCTTTTTGTCAGATATCAAAGCGTATTCGTGTTTGGCGTGTCGGCCTTAGGGTGCTCTTTAGGTTTAGACTTTAGGCCATTACCGGCTAACACGCCGCCAAGGGCCCCGGTTAAGAATATGGCTAAGGTTTGTAACAGTTGTATAAAGTCTCGATCGTTAGGGGCTTGAGCTCCTACAGGCTGAGTAACAAAGACGAGCGCGTATACCGCTCCGCCTGTAATTACAAAAAAGGTTAAAGCTAAAACCGCGCCAATTAAAAAGATTAATCGGGCGTGGATGTCCTCAGGCGTAAGCCGCTTATTATGGTTATTCATCGACAGTAATAAGGTCCTTAGTACAGACTCCCGTAACCTCGCATTGAGGCGGAGTGCACTCAGGCTTTGTCCAGTTTTCGTATTCTTGACACTCATATCTTACCCATCCATCATAACCGCACCCCGATAGGAGGATAGTCCCCACTATCGCCCCTATCAGGGCCCGGATCATTTAGAGCCTATGCCGTATTGCTTCTCGCTAGGTTGTACCGCTTTAAGTAGCGGGCCTACGAGGCCGGCGATAAACGCGTTAGCTAATACTTTTGGATCCTGTATTCCTGACATATAGAGAGCTGCTACCGAGGCGAGCGCTGCACGTGCATAAGATTTAGCAGCTGCCTCTAATTGCTTTTTATTCATTGTTTAATCCTAACTTTGTAATTAATTCTTTTGCTTTAGTTGGACTTACATTTACCTCAAAGTGCATATCATCTGGCCGGCTCTTAAAATCGCCGCCCCACTTGAGGCCGTACTTTTTAGCAAGCGCCCGGATCATAGGTACTTTCTCAGCCGGGAAAGTGTCGTATTTACCTAGCGGGTGCTTAGTAGCGTTGAGATCGATAGCCGTACCGGATGAGTGACACGATAGGCGATCAGTAGATCCACGCACCATCCTAAAAGCGTAGCCCCAATCGTCAAAGGTACCCTCATCGATCGGCTCGATCAGCTCGTGAAACTCCGCAGCAAAGGCGGCTAATAGCGGGCCCACGCTACTAGCACACCTTAGCTTACGATCCGTACCCCGTACAGGGTAGGACTTTATATTGATCTCGGCCGGATCTTTAGAGGCCGGATAACCGTTATAGCTTGTAAGACTCATCCTAGTAATGCCGCTACCTCATCGGCGGTTAGTCCGAGTTTATCGAGTACGGCTTGCTTAGCTGCATCTTTTGTAGCTTGCTCAGCCGCTTTTTGATTAAGTTTATTTTTGGCCGCTTCTACGGCAGCTATCTCCTCAGGCGTATAAGATCTTAAAGTTTCTTCACCTGTTGTCACGTCGATAATTTTTTCATTATATGTCATTTTATGCTCCATAAACTAAAATAGTGCCAGCATCAAAATTACCTACACCGCTAATAATACTAACCGATGATATCGTCGATGTGCCCTCATAAACTCCTCCGCTGTTTGTTTGATATGCCGATGTACCATCTCCAGCCGATTGGGTTTGGAAAGCCTTATTACCCGATCCCGCTGCTCCTAATACTTGTAGATATCCACAAACCGCGTTACCTGCATTATTACCCTGAACTCCAAAAAAGATATTACTATCTCCAGTAACGCTAGAGGCTACTTTAGTAAAATCGGATCCTTTTTGTTGTTGCATACCTCCATAAATATAATTTGATCCAGAGTCAGAATTAAATCTAAATGTAAAATCCGATCCAGCTGAGGCGCTACTAGCATTAATTACAATAATCATTAAATTATCAACGTTTGATATACCGCTTACCGTAATCGTTGCGGCCCCAGTTAACGCAGTCCCACCAGTATTTATTAGTGTATAACTTTTAGCCGTTGAGGCACTTGCCCACTTTAATCCGGTAGCCGTAGTTGAGTCTGCGGTTAAAACCGTGTCATTAGCGCCCACCGCCAAACGTGCGAAAGTATCGGCACCAGTGCCCGGTACTAAATCGCCTTTAGCATCTATAGCCGTAGCCATTGAGTTAGTAACTGTTACCGTGCCGGATGTACCGCCGCCGCTAATACCTATGCCAGCCGTTACGCCCTCGATGTCACCGGTGGCCCCTGAGGCTACCCACGCTGCACCGTCGTAATACCATAGTGAGTTAGTGTCTTTTGTAAATGCAAACTGACCCTCAGCCGGTGCGGTGATAGCCGCATCTCGGGCCGTTGTAGTTGCGAATACGTTAATGCCCTGCATGAGGTAGCCGTTTACGTCACCGGCGGTTAATACCTCACCCGTTACAAAGGTCTTAAAACCTTGTCCAGCTGCCATAACCTGCTCCTTAGTATGCTAATACGGAGGTATCGAGCACTCCGTATAGTGTTGAGTTTAATATAAAGCCGTCGATAATCGGCTCTTGAGTTGTAAATGTCGTTTTCCAGCTATTAGGGCTAACGCGGTGCATTACGCCAAACACTTGTAGAGTTTGTTGTAACGTCGAATTACCAGGCTGATTAGTCGTAACCTCTACC